CAACGCTCTGGGCAAAGGCGTCAATATTTCCAAAGAAGAAATCAAGGCGTTCCTCGCACAACAACCCGCTCAAAAATTCAAAGCGTTGGGTAACGCTGTATCTGATTTGGGTGTGGTTGTCGGTGATGTGCTTTTGCCATTGTTATTGCCCCTTGTTGAGGGTTTGACAGATGCGCTGCGCTTTATCACGGAGCTGCCTGCACCAATCAGGAATGTAATTGTAGTTGTAGGCATTGCTGCTGTTGCAGTCACTGGGCTTGCAGTTGCTTTCAAAACCCTTGGTCTAGGGATTGGTGTCAAGTTTGTTGGATCGTTAGCTGCAACGGCCTTAGGCATCAAAGGCATGGGGGTTGCTGCCGCATTGGCAATGCCCAAGCTTCTCCTGTTGAAGAAGACAATGCTGGCGCTTGCTCGTATTGGATTTATTGCTATTGGCGTAAATATCATTATAAATGGGCTTGATAAACTCAGACAACTAGAGGCCCGCTTTAACACTCTCGGCGGAGGAACAAAAGAGTTTATCAAAGGTATCGGCGGCTCTGCATTGTCTGAGCAGGAAATCGACACCTTTCTAGAAGATAATCAGAAAGCGATTACAAGACTCAGGAAAGAAGGAAATGTTGCTGACGATTTTGATGATCGCCTTCCCTTTATCCCCAAAGATAAATTTACAGATGACTTAGGCACTGGAGATGATAATGTTGCACGCCAACAATTAATTCAAGTAGCTGCTCGTCGTGCAGCCTTACTTGATCTCAAAGCAAATGCGCGTTTCAAAACGCCTGAAGATCGTGCAGCGGCAGATTCAGCGCGGGCTCAGGCCAAACTTGAGGCGCAACTCAAAGCTGCAGGTGGAGGCGGAGGTGGCCGTGATATTGCAGGTCAACTCGCCAAAACAGACGCCAACAATGCTCTCCGGTTAACTCAGAAGCGGGCTCAGATTGCTCTACAGGTTGCGCGTGATGAGTACAAGCTTCGTGCAGAGCTTGAAAAATCTCAGCACCAGCTCCAGGAGGCCAATCTCGTCGGTATCGCCCGTGAACAGCAGGGAATCCTGAACGCCCAAATCGCAGGTTTTAGAGGGCTTGAGCAACGTGAGCAACAGCTTGAAGACGATGTCACCAAAGCAGAGGAACGTCTGAAAGCTGCCGAGCTACGCCTGCAGCAGGCCACTGGACCGGTTGACGCTGCAAGAGCTGCAGGAGCCGTATCAATAGCTAATGAAGATCTTTCAGGAGCAAGGAAAAAGCTTGGCAATTTCCAAGCAGCAGCTCCAACGATGCTTGGAAACATTCAAGCTATGACTGCTGCACAGTCAACAGAGGGGTTCAGGCAGCAGACAGAACAGACACTTATCCAAGTCGACGCTCTACGCAAACGAAACGCGCTTCTTGCTCAAGGAGTTTCCCCTGAATTAATTGAGGGAGAACTGGCAAAACTTGAGATTGACCGCGTCAGGAATGAGAAATTAAAGCGTTTGAATGCCGATACAGTCTTAAATGCAGATGCAATCGCTCAGGTCAAAACCGAAGCAGAGAACGCTAAAAATGCTATTGATCAATTAACTGCTGCTCAACAGGAAGGCGCTAATCGTATTCAGGAATATATCAACGCTTCAATGACATTTGTGACCGACATCCAAGGCAGGATTCTGGATATTGCTTCAACAATTGAGCAAGGTATTGGCACAGCTATTCAGGGCGTAGTAGACGGCACTCTTACCGCCTCTCAAGCATTCGGTCAGTTCTTCCAGAACGTCGGCAAAGCGTTCCTGCAGATGGCAGCTCAGATTATTGCGAAGTTGATCGTTATCAACCTGCTTAAATCCGCCTTGAGCTTCTTAAGCCCTGGCTTCGGTGGAATGCCTGGTGGTGTCGGCTTAGGGGACGGCACTAATGGAGTTATACAGAACGCTTTTGGCTCGAAGTTCGGCACGTTTGGCCCCAACTTTGGAATCCCTCAACTTGCTAAGGGAGGTGTCGTGACTGGGCCTACAACCGCCTTGATTGGCGAAGGAGGAATGAATGAAGCAGTTGTACCTCTACCTAATGGCAGGGCGATTCCAGTCGATATGAGAGGCGCTGCAGGAGGCAATGTAACTAGCAATGTCACCGTAAATGTCTCTACTGACGGAGAAACAAGCAGTTCTAGCGGAGACGGTGCCGCTAAACTTGGCAAAGCAATTGATACCGCAGTTCGTAAGGTGATTATGGATGAGCGGCGCTCCGGTGGGCTCCTTTATTCGGCACGTTAAATATGGCTGATCGAAATTTAATTATTGATCTCATCATGGGTGTTGAAGAAACTACTTCTCACCGTGTACGTAAGTTTGGCTACGGGGATGGATATGAACAGATCGCTCCTGACGGAATTAACACTAAAGTTCGCGAGTACAACATCACCACTATTCCTTTTACTCTTTCAGAAGCACTTACTCTGAAGGATGATTTAGATCAGGTTTGTGTTGGCGACTTTTTCAAAGTGACTAAAGCTAATGGCTTGCCTCCCTTTATTACTAATGAGGTTGTAAGGTTTCGCCTTGTAGACAATAAATACACTCTTACAAGTTTGCCCGCTTCCGACAAGTTTCAATTCACGTTTGCCATCAGAGAGGCATTCTCTGGCTAGAAAATTTATTTGCTATGGGACGTTATTACGACGACAAAATAAGTCTTTCAGGGTTGGACAAGTTGAACCCCTTTTTCAAGGCCCTTGAACGTGCAGCTAAGGCTGTGGATGACGCCGAGGACGATTGGTACGAAAGGCGCAGGGAAGTGTTTGATGAGCTTGACTTCGGAGATTTCAATAAATCAGACGGAGATGTTGAGAAAAAATATTCTCAATTAAAACCTGGCCTTTCAGTGTATGACTTTAAGTCTACTTTTGACAATGTAGACCCCGACAGAAGAACTGCTAGTGGTGAAATCAGGCTTGTTCACGATACTTTCCCTACAAGTGGAATTAATAGTGGTTTTTCAGACCAAATTTTTGTCGAAGAAGAAGATGATGAGGGAGATACTGTATTCGTCGTAGCTGATAATGTATTGGCATACCAAGTAGATCGCGGCAAGGGTAATATAGACACCCTGTATGACGGTCTGGCTGCGTTTAAGACAAGTTCTACGTCAGATTCGGAGTTCTTTGAATTTATTGATGATGATGACCCTGGATATTTTGAAGCAAATAATGTGTTCAAGGGTTTTGGACAAGTACCGTTAGCTTGGGAATCTGTGACTGGGTACAGTTCTCAACAACTGCAGGTAATGAACGCTGCGGGTAATGACTATGACGCTGAGGTCGGTCCAAAAATTCAAGAATATAAGGACGCGCTGGCTCAGTATGAAGGTGCGGGTGGAGGCCCTTTAGACTCGAAAGTCTACAAAGGTGTAAAAGCGGGGGATTTTGTTGTCGGAGTTTCGTATCAGATTAAAGAGGTAGGGACAACCAACTTCACTCTTGTTGGTGCCGCAAATAATAACAAAGGCACGATCTTTATTGCTACTGGTGCTGGCTCTGGTACTGGTAAGGCAACAGCAGCCCTGTTCCCTTTTCAAGATTTTAAAGGAACCAAAACCTCTTACAACAGGCCAGGAAGCTTACCCAATGTTCTGATCAAAGAAGCCAGAGGATTCGGATCATGAGTTTCAAAAGTGATGCTGCGATTGATCTATATACGCTTGATGTTGGTTCTACCCGTACTGCTAAGGATTGGACGGGTCCAAGGAATTTCGTTCCTGCCAATCAATCAAATGGACAGTCTGTTGATTATGTAAATATTGCAGAGGTGAATGTTACTTATCAACCAACACACATGAGTGTAAGTGGTTTTGAAATTTCTGGCTCAAATAAACTCCCTCAGCCAAAAGTGACTTTCAGCAATATGGATGCATTTTTTACTGATCTAAATAAAGACTTTGATGACCTAGTTGGTTTCAGGCTAATCAGGATTAGGACTTACGCTAAATTTCTCAGCAAAATTAACGGTACGCCAGTCGCTACAGCCAATACTAATGCCCACTTTCAACCTGATATCTGGATGTTCAATCGAAAGATGGAGGAGAATAATCAGTATTGTGTTTATGAACTTGCGTCTTTATTTGATGTAGAGGGAATTCGTTACCCTCGTCGACGCATGTATAGCAATTACTGTCCATTTATTTTTAAAGGGCCTGACTGTCAAAATACATCCACTTTTGATACGTGTGGTAAAACACTCGCACAGTGCAAAGAACGGTTTGCTGCTTCAGGTCAAGGTGATCTGCGTTACGGCGGCTTCCCCACCGCTACATAAATATGTCCAAGCTACACGTTGATATCGCCCAGGCTTGTCTTAAAGAACCAGGAATTGAGGCGTGTGGGGTTATTTGCGGTTCTCAAGTCATCCCACTTAAAAACGCTTCGGATGAACCTGAAATTTCTTTTGTAATTGATGCAAGAGACTATTTAAAATATCTACCTGAGATCATCTATCATTCACATCCAATAGGTGATAATGGTTTTAGTGAGCAAGACATTATTGTTGCTTCTAACTTACGACTAATTTCATATGTTTATGTTGTAGAAGCTGACCGACTAGAGCGTTTCTCATCTGATACAGGGACAACAGTTTTTGAAAAGGTATTAGAGCAATGATGCAGATTACTTTTGCCGGTGAGATTGGTCGTCGGTTCGGAGCCACTCATAAATTTGCGGTTAAAACACCGAACGAAGCTATCCGTGTTTTATGTCAGCTAGTCCCTGGATTTAGAACCTTTCTTACCTCAGCCCATGAAAGAGGTATCTTCTTTCAAATCGTCACCTCAAACCAAGAAGAAGGCATCACATATGACGATTTGGGACTTGGTTGCAAATCATTTACCTTAGTTCCTGTAATCACAGGAAACCTTTTTGGCCTCTTCGGTGGTAGTGGTGGCGGATTCCTTCAAATCCTTGCTGGTATTGCATTAGTTGCATTTGCAATGACCGGCTTCGGCGTTGTGACGTTCGGTGCTGTCGGAACAATTTCTGCAGGCGTCCAGACAGCGACCATGGCTTTGGGTATTGGTCTGTTATTCAACGGGGTGGCGTCGTTGTTTGCACCAGGCGCACCGACAGGGAAAAACATATCCGAAGGCCGTGATGCTGACGATGCGGTTTCAGCAGGTGCCGCCCCCGTCGCTGTAAATGGTGAAGCTGTCCCCTTGTTGTTTGGAGAGTATCTTGTTTCAAGAATGCCAGTTATTGCTTCATATATCCAAAACAATGAAGGATTCTTTATGGGTCTTGTGTCTGAGGGTATGATCGCAGGCTATGCAGAGGGCGGTGCTGAAGACAACTTATATCTTGATGGACTGATTGCTAAATCAAGCCTACTTACTGATGTTGAATTAACAAACGGCGCTCAAACATCAAAAATTATCAATAACGTACAATCAGCAGGTTTTAGTATTGCCGTCAACGCCCCCTTCAACGCTCAGGGGGGTGAATTTGGTAAAGACGACGATGGGATTGCTAATACGACCGTAACAAGAACATTCACGCAGCTTGAAGCCGACACAGTGCGTGTGCGACTCTCTGTTGGTCCCTGTTACCAGTCAAGGACTCGCAGTGATGGTGATGGCTCAGAACAGAATTATAGAGAATACACCGAAACAGACGATTCAGGTGGCGCAGATAACCCTACTGAAATTAATATCAGACTTTTCGATGGTGATGGAGAGCTAATTGACGAAAGAGATGAGAGATACGTACAGCAAACATCGACAAAATTACATGAATATGAGTTCACTGTTACCGATGAAAAAGCACCGATTTCAATTCAGGTAACAAGGCTAGATCGCCAAGGACCACGGGGTCCCTTAACAGTTGTTGGTGGTTCCAGCCAGCGTCAATACTCTTGGGTCAAAAGCGGGGTCACATGGGTATCTGCAGACATCACATGGGCCGAAAGACTTGTATATCCATTCTCATCCCTACTTGCACTCAAGTTTAAGGCTGGTGAGTTTTCACGTTTCCCACAGGTACAAGTTCGGCTCAAGGGTATTAGGGTTCCAACCCTTAATGCCAGCTTGAAAGTAGATTATTCTTTTAGTCAAAATCCTGCGTATGTGCTCTTGGGATTACTAACAGATCCCCGTTATGGAGCAGGCCATCGAACTTACACCATTGATGGTGTTGAGCATATACAAGCGGGGATTCGTATGGATGATATTGATTTAGCATCTTTTTATAAGGCAGCTCAATATTGCAGCACTAACGGAATCCAGTTTAATGGTTATATCAATAAGGACGCTGATGCGCTTGAGTTATTCAGAGGGATTGCTTCTACATTCCAAGCTCAGCTTATTTATGCGGGGGGTTTTATAACTCTTGTTGTTGATAAAGAGGTAGATACAGATGGTGACATTAGGATTTATTCCTCTGCCAATACGATTGCTTCCGATGAGGGCGGTGTTGCAGCACCTCACTTCACTTATGAAGGTACTGCACTTAGAGCTAGATCTACTGCTGTTGAGGTGAGTTATATCGAACCTGCTGAATTTTATAAAGAGAGAAAAGTTTTGATTGAGGATCCTGATCTTATTGATCGCTATGGATACAACTTACAATCCATCCGTGCGCTGGGATGTACAAACGTGGATCAAGCACGTCGGATGGGTCGATACACACTTGCCTCAAACACGCTTTCTACGGACACCGTTTCATTCAAGGTTGGCCCGGACGGTGCGATGTTGATTCCAGGGGATGTTTGTCTGATTCTTGACCCGTTAAAAACTCGGCTTGTTTCAGGTGGAAGAATAGAATCTTCTGGCGACACCCATATTATTACTGACCGTGAGCTTAGCGACAGAAGCTATGGATCTAATTACAAGCTCTACATTTATGGTGCATCTGGTGTATCCAAAAAATTTGCAGTAACCAGCGTTAATTTTAGTGGCAAGAAAATTTCTATAAGTGGAAATTTTGGCAGTAATATACCTACAACCATGGACATGTGGGCTCTTGTTAAGGAAAATGCAACTAAGCAGTTGGACAAGGAGCCTATGTATCGTGTTCAGTCTGTAAAAGAAGAGGGGGATGGAACTTACTCTGTTATTGGCATTAAATACGACAAGGCAAAATTCGCATATGTGAATGAATCGGAGGGTGCGACACTAAAAACAGGCGGATATGGAAACAGGTCATACAAATCTAGGCAGCTAACCGTTAAAGCTAAGTCGATCAATTTCTCATTACGCACACCTGACTAATGGCAGCCAATCCAGAAGCTTTGATGACGATTACTTGGGAAGCGCCTACGTTTCCTGCTTATGCAACCTGCGATGCCATTATTCCAGGTTTTATCTTTGGTGGTGACGAGCTTGATGCAACTGTGGAACGATATGAAGTCGAGGTTTTCAATAAATTACTTGGTGCTTATATCAACAAGGGGTATTTCTACACCAATCAAGCAGAGTTTAGGGCAGCAGATTTAGGGGACGCTAAAGTTAGAATACGAGCTATTACAAGAGAAAATATTAAAAGTGACTGGGCTGAATCCGGTACATTTTCTCTATATGGCTTCACCAGTTATTTTGGTGATATTAGGAACACAATCTTTTTGAGCTTTGTCTGATGACACTGTATGGTCGCGATGCAAACGGCAATGATGCCTATATCCGAGGCACCGGAGCTGGGACTACGACTGATGGACACGTCACGTTCCATGATGTGTTTTCTGATGAAATTAGATTTGCTACTGCTGATCTCACAGAATCGGGTGATTTAGTCCCTGCTGTTGCAGCAACAAAACTCAGAGTCATCAGCTTTAGTTTGAGCAGTGATGCTGCGTGCGCTGTGCAGTTTCAGGCTGAAGAAACTGACAACATCTCTGGTGTTTTCTATCTACCGGGTGGTCAATCCATTTCTCAAAATTGTGAGTTGGGTCTGTTTGAAACAGACGATGGCGACAAGCTGAATCTTGTCATCACAGAGGATTCACTGCCGGTACGTCTTGTTGACGACACCTCTGACTTGTTGACTATTGAATCTCACGGTCTCAAGTTTCGTGAGGCGGTGAAGGTTTCCTCCACCGGCACGTTGCCTGCTGGGCTTGCGGCAGGGACTGTTTATTTTGTCGTTGAGGACACCACTGACACCATCAAGCTGGCTACATCAGCCGCGAATGCATCGCTCAACCCAGCATCAGTCATTGATATTACTGACGCGGGTAGTGGGACGATCACAGTCACTCGCGCTGTAAATGTCGGAGTGACCCTTAGTTATAGGCAGGTTGAATGATGACCCAAGTCTTTGGAACGCTATTTGAAGATGGTCGCGATGGGG